GTCGTACTTGCACAAATATGACCTGTAGATAAACTATCACCTTTTCTACTAACGGCTGGCATTTTTAGCTTTTAAGGCCTCTCTTCTTTGTTCTTGTAAAATTGATTGTCTTAGTTTTCTTCCTATTGGTATAACAATTGAATGGCACATTTCTTTGCCTTTTTTACTGATATATTCTACACTAATCATCTTATCTTTAAAATTACCTTGTACAGCTCTTGTTGCCTTCTTTAAACTTATCTCTTCTTTTTCTTTTTCAACACCATCTGCGTTCCAAAACTTAAATAATCTCATTTTTGCCATAAAATCCTACTTGTTAACAGGCGTATCACATCTACATTGTTTACAACACTCAATTTCGTACTTTTCTCCGAACTCATTTGTCACTTCCTGCTTACAAGCAGAGCCACAATGACATTCATGTCCACAATTTTTGCAATATTCCATTTTTTTACCTCTTTTTTATATTTATATTAGTATTCGCAACTAAAATTTGCAGCTCGCCACTCTGTTTCTGATAAATTTTCTCTATTTTCTAACGCTGATTCGCCGATTCGCTCTAAATCTGGCTTAAATTTGCAATTTTCAACAGTTTTTGAGCATCCGGACGCTAAAAAGAACGAAAGTAGAACAAAAAAAATTAAAAAGTGTTGATTTATAAAGGTTTTTTTAGTCATTTTTTTGAAAAAAGTGCTTGCTTTCTCTATTTAGTTGTGATATATTATCCATATAAACAATGAAAAACAAAGGACAAAACACTATGAACACTTTTTTTAGTTTTACAACAATATTAGCAGCTATTTTAGCTGTTGGTGCAATCGAAGATTGTGGAGGCGCTTGTGCCGGACAAGAAAACTGGATGATGTTTGGAATAATGGTTGCCATTATGGCCATATCTGGTATAATGACTGTATTAACTATTAAGAAAGGACAATAACACTATGACAATCGTAAATCAAACTGCTACAACACTTGACGAAGGAATTAAAAACTTGATGGCTGGCGCAAAAGCTGACTATGTTAAATGGTCAACTTCTGGTGGCAAAGAGTTGTCAGGTTATTCTAAAGAACAAGTTGAACAATGGGATAACAAAACAAAAATCAAAAACGGTAAAAAGTACATTAAGATTGTACAAGATACTGGTGTTTTTTGTTTTATCGTAAAAGAAGATTTTAAACACTTCAAAAAAGGTGATGTATTGAAAGCCGCTGGTTACAATGCACCTGCTTTAAACTCTGCAAGAGGTAATGTTCTTGCTGGTAATTATCCAATCAGATGGACTGGTCCATTATACTTAAAATAATAACTTGAAGGAGAACTATACTATGATGATAGAAACACTAAACAAAATGAGTATCACACAATTAAATGATACTAAGGCTATGATTGATGTCTTAATCAAGTCTAAAGTTAAGAATGAAATGAAAGTTGGTACGAAAGTTAATATTGTACAAAAAACTAAAAAAACACCAGGTGTAATTAAAAAAATTATGCAATCAAAGTGTCTAGTAGAATGTAATATTACAACTTACAGAGTACCTATGACTATGTTGGAGGTTGCTTAATGAATAGACGAAGAAAAGTTTTTGAGAGGGTTGTTAACCCTCTCATAGCAAAACATATGATTGACCCTTGGACTTATAAAGGTCCTTGTATTGCTTCTGGAATACCAATTAAGTATTTAAAATATTTTAAAGAAGTATCTGCTCATAAAAATGCAATGAATGTAAGATACAGATATAGAGGCAAATCAAAACCTGGTTATGCAAGACCTCAATCTTTTTGTCACATGAATTTTGCTGACACATTTGCCGTTTACACAAGATAAAATTACCGGAGTGTAGCGCAGCCTGGTAGCGCATATGGTTTGGGACCATAGGGTCGTAGGTTCAAATCCTACCACTCCGACCAATTAAATATTTTTCACAATTTGCCAAAAGAGGCTTGACAATCAATTAATACACCTGCATAATACAATCATCTGCCGTTAGCTCAGCTGGATTAGAGCAACAGCCTTCTAAGCTGTGGGTCGGGGGTTCGAGTCCCTCACGGCAGGCCAATTTAAGGAGTTGTCATGGAACAACCATATCTAAATCAGTTTATCACCGAATTTTATGCTCGTATTGAATATGAGCGTGGCAATATAGACTATGCGACCATGGTGAAATTGGTAAACACAACAGACTTAAAATCTGTCGGCAACTGCCTTCCCGGTTCAAGTCCGGGTGGTCGCACCAATCTATGGGATTGTTTTGACGAAAAGATGTAAGGGGGCAAATGCCCCCTTTTTTATTTCTACCAATTATTTGTGGATTTGGCCGGTCTATGAGATAACACTTTACCTTTGTTTGTACCGTGTTTCACAATGTAACCAGATGTGCCATTTCCATTTATATCAACTTCTTTTCTAGCACCAAATAACACTTTTGTTTTTTCTAACAAAGTTTGTGCTTTGTGTCTAGCTTTGAATAAATGGGCGAATCTATCTATCATTACACCCTCCTTTAGTTAAAGTTAGGTGCGTTCCTTCGGCATATGCCTACTTCCGTCCGTTTCAGGATGAACGATATTTACTATTTATGTAACCAAGGGTGCCAAAAAGCGGTGACTAGATGAAGTGTTTTATGAACTGCCTTCCAATCACATTCTAACCATTCAGTTTCATAATCATATTCTTGGAAGTTACCAGCGTTGTATTCTAATTCTTGCATTGCAATATTTATCTAACACATTTTACAACAATCATCACCACATTGATGTTCTAATACTGTGGCAACTAAGTGTACTCTATCGAATTCTGAACCGTTAAAGAAGTTATGATATTTGGTATTGTCTGTAATGTAACCATCACCATTGGCCGGCATATGAAAAGATGTATCTTCTATGACCATTCGACAACCAACATTTGTGATTATAGGAATATGTAATCTCATCTCCGGGTCACGGTGCCATGATAAACAAGACCTTGGTGGTTTCATTAAGAACCTAACTCTGCCAACTTTGAATTTTGATTTTATAAGTTTATAAACTTCTTCAACATATGTGCCTTCAAACTCAGGACATAATTCAGTATAAAGATGTTCTTGTACTGGTTCTAATCGTTGTTCTTCTACATTCGTGGTGTCAGGATATGTCCAATATAGTCCACGAACATTACCGCCTGTAATTGAGTTTTCGTCTCCAGGAATTCGGTTTATGCATATTGCGTTAAAGTCTCGTAGCGTTTTATCGTCTGTACGAAACCCTAACTTGCTCCTAAAGTCAAAGTAGGTTTTACCTAGTTTGTCAATATCTATGCCGAGCTTGTATGTTGAATAATGTTGCATACACTTATTTATGTACAAAACTTTAACATTGCCAAAACATGATAAATAGTGTAAAGTGGAGATATTATGAAAAAGTATATACAAGTATATGATGATGTATTACCTGAATATCAATGTAATGCACTAATAGAAAAATTTGAAATCAATAAAGACCAACAAGTGTCAACTGATTTAGAAAACCACCGTCACTTTACCGAAATCAACATTAATCAACATCAAGATTGGCAAACTTTTGTACAAGGCTTGTATGGTAATTTAAGACCTTATGTTGACAGATATAAAAAAGATTGTGATATAAAAGATAAACAATGGCCTGACCAATTTGGTTTTGAACAGATACGATTTAAACGATATTTACCCAATGATAAAGATGAATTTAAAGAACATGTTGATGTAGGCGATTATAATAGTGCTCGAAGATTTTTAGTATTCTTTTTATACTTAAAAGATAATGAGGGTGGTGAAACTTCTTTTAGTGAGTATGATATAAAAGTACAACCAAAGGCAGGTCGTTTACTAATGTTTCCACCTACATGGACATATCTACATACAGGTCACAAGCCAATAAAAACGCCGAAGTATATCATTGGTTCTTATTTGCATTACATTTAAAACATATTAGCCTTCTCAAAGTAACAAAGAGAATCCGAGAGTCCGACGCTTAAATAGTATCGTGACTTTAATAAGGAGAATAAGATGTTTAACCTCACAGAAAAATCAAAAGACTTTTTACTTAATATTGGTAACCTGTTTACTAATGACGATAATACTACAGACGCTGGCCTTAAAAGCTTCTGCAAGGCAGAGTATGGTAAAGAATGGTACTTTGCGTATACCACTTATAAAACAGATGGTCGTTTTCCCCACTATTTCGTTAAGAAGTAATTTTAATTACAGTACAATAAGTAATAAAGTAAAATACAAAGAACATAATAACAACGGTCTTTATTTGCCGTTTAGTTTGTAAGTCCATTAATATATTTAGAAACATGCCTTCCTAGGTACTTGGAGGTTCCTCTGGAGGACGCACACCGTTATATATAAGAGTTTGAAGCTTGACATCATGCGACAAATAGTATATACTACTCATATGAATGATATAATAGAAAGTGTAATAGATGTAGGTAGTGGTTTTATACTGGCCGTTTTAATACAACTCCTAATATTTCCTTTATTTGATTTGCACCCTAGTATCTTTGATAGTATGGGTATTGCATTAATCTTTACGGTAGTGTCAATGACCAGGTCTGCACTATGGCGTAGATACTTTAGAAAGAGAAGAACATGATTAAAGGTTGTATAGGGTTTAGTTATATAAAAGGCAACCTCTTTGGTACTATGATATTAGTAAGAGGTAAAAGAACACTTAATATACCTTTGCCTATTGGAATATACTCTGTAATGGCGCAACTTTGGAAGAGAAAAAATATCCTCGGAAAAATTTTATTTAAAGAAAGTATTAAAGACTTCCAGTCCATAGTAGGCAAAAACTAGCCATACTATTCCCTTAATAAGAAAGAACCAGAAAGAGAGTTTGAGAATGCTTTTTATCTTGGACATATGTTTAATGGATGTTATTGCATTTATAGTTTAGCGAATCAGCCTACTTTTATAAAGCGCTTTTTTCTGGTGGTTTTATGGATTTAAGTCTATTCGACTACCTCTATGAATAACTGTGCCTGTTGTATTACTCTGTTTATTACCACTTACTGTCTCTGTCTTATTGCCTCGCACATCTAAATTCATATTACCACCAATCTTCATATTGTAATCGCCAGACACATTTGTATTCAGCTTGCCATCTTTAAGTACCACATTCATATCGCCTTTGTCTATTTGTATATTAATATTGGCGTTTGGACCTACTTGTATATCGTAATGATTATCTGTCGCACCATCTTTGTTAATGTATAACTTGTGCCTGCCACCTATAGTAATATCTGTATTGCCTTCAATTACCACTTGCCTTTTGCCTGATACTATGTTATAATGGTCGCCTTTAATTATATCAACCTGGTTACCATCTTTGTCGATTTCAAATGAGGTGCCTGTTCTATGCGCCTGGTATATTCTTTCATTGTCTAGTGTGTCGTCTATTTCAAAGACATGACCTGATTCACTTTCAAATACATGATTATATGGATAAACTGCCTGGTACGGTA